GTCAACTGTAAAGTTGAGGGCTTAGAACTGGATGCACGCCGTGCATTAATGAAGAAGTTTGAGTTTGAAGTTCCCGGTGCACGATATCTTCCTAGTGTTCGATTGGGTCGATGGAATGGTAAGGTAAGTTATTTCAGCCTAGCAGGTAGCACATTCATTAACTTGCTTGATCGTGTGATTCCTGTATTAGAAGATTTTGATTACGACATTGAACTAGAAGATTTACGTACATACAGCAATACGTTTAATTTTACGCAAGTGTCCACAGATACATTTGCCGACAAGGTATGGCCTAAAGGTCACCCGGCAGCAGGTCAACCTATTCTGTTACGTGATTATCAAGTTGAGATTGTAAACAACTTTTTAAATAATCCTCAGTCACTACAAGAGATTGCTACAGGCGCTGGCAAGACAATTATGACTGCGGCACTGAGTAAGAGCGTAGAACAATATGGGCGTAGTATTGTCATTGTTCCTAACAAGAGTTTGGTTACACAGACTGAAGAAGATTATGTTAACTTAGGATTAGATGTTGGCGTATACTTTGGTGATCGTAAAGAGTTTGGTAAGACACATACTATTTGCACATGGCAAAGTCTTAACAATCTATTAAAGAACACTAAAGCAGGTGAGGCAGATATACCCATTGGTGAGTTCATTGAAGATGTAGTTTGCATCATAGTCGATGAGGTCCATATGGCTAAGGCTGATGCACTTAAAACACTATTGACTGGCGTGTTCAGTCATGTTCCTATTCGCTGGGGACTAACTGGAACTATCCCAAAAGCAGAATTCGAAAAGACTTCATTGCTTGTTAGTTTAGGACCTGTTATCGGTAAGTTAGCCGCTAGTGAACTACAAGATCGTGGCGTACTAGCACAATGTCACGTTAATATCGTACAGTTAAAAGATAATGCCGAGTTCACAAATTATCAAAGTGAACTAAAGCACTTGCTTGAAAATCAAAAACGATTAGACAAGATTGCTGATTTAGTTGATAAGATCAAAGACACTGGCAATACTCTTATCTTAGTTGATCGTGTTAACGCAGGTAAAGAATTGATTAACAGATTACCCGGCAGTGTTTTCATTTCAGGCGAAACAAAGATTACAGAAAGAAAAGAAGAGTATGATGAAGTTGCAACTAGCAGTGAAAAGATTATTGTGGCGACTTATGGTGTGGCCGCTGTGGGTATTAATATCCCTAGGATTTTTTATCTGGTTCTTATTGAACCCGGAAAGAGCTTTGTCCGAGTTATACAAAGTATTGGGCGAGGCATTAGAAAGGCAGAAGATAAGGATCACGTAGAAATTTGGGATATTACAAGTGACTGTAAGTTTGCAAAGAGGCATCTTACACAAAGAAAAGCATATTACAAAGAAGCCAACTATCCATTCAGTTTGGAGAAATTGGACTATTAATATGTTGACAAAGAACATAAGGATTGATAAAATTACAACATGCGTATACTAACATTAGACGATATCTATTATAATTTAGAAACGCTACCAGAAGAGATTGACGATTTACGATTTGCAATTCTTGATAACTCGACACCTAGCAATGTAGACTATCATTATATTCCACTAATCTTTTTAGAATCATTTAACTCTCCTGCGCTAGTGTTAAAGATTGCCGACAAGACAATCAAGATGCCAGTTGATTGGCAAATATTGATTGGAGAACAAGAGCATGGGGACTTAGAAACATTACCACTATCAAGTTTAAATGATAGAGGATTTAATGTATTTCAGTTTAATCCATTGAGCAGTTTTGCTCCCAGTTTTCTTCCAATCGAAATCGTAGACATTTATCCTGACGTAACTTGGTATGCACCTCGATTGCGTAACGGACAATTTCTAGCAGTACCCATCGATGATGGTCCAAAGCCTCGCTGTGTTTATTTTGTAAAAGAAGTAAGTCGCAATTGCGAGATTGTAGATTATAGTCAAGTATTTTGAAAGGTAAAAGATGAAGTTTTTTAGAAAATGGTTTGCTAAACAATGTAAACGAGCATGGGAAGATAGCCGTGAATTAGTAGAATGCGATGTACCTCAAAAGTTAGTTAGTACCGGTAGGTCTATTGATTCTAGTAACAACGGGATGAACCTCACAGTCTATCGTGCTAGCGGTGGTCACATTATTGAAACTAGAAGGTATGATAGAAAGCGTGATACTAACGATAGCGGACTACACATTATTACTGATGACAAAGACTTGGGTGAAGAAATCGGTAAGATCATTACATACGAAAATCTAAGAACCTAATATGGCTAAAGCAACAACACCCGTTGACGAAAAGTTTGAGAAGCAGGACTTTGATTTGTTCGAAGCCCTTAATGCCATTGACAATAAGGACTATGGGTATTTTGATAGACTAACACCTGATCAACAAAAGAAGTTTGTACCATTCATGATGCTACATTGGATGAGTGCAATCAAGGCTAATGAAGGACTGTCAAGATATTATGTCATGAGTGCGGCAGAATATGCTAACAAGTATATGTTCAATGAGAACGTACAAAAGCATCCCAAACTACAATGGCTAATGTTGTGTAGTGCTAGTCCAGGCTTAGGTAAGCAGTTTCATCAATGGATCCCGCATATCAAAATGAATGTGAGTAAGTTGAAAGAAACAGCAAAGGTTAAGGACGTAAAGGAATACTTTAAAAAGGTATATCCTAAAACTAGTGATAGTGACTTAACAGAACTAAGCCAAGCGTTCGTAGAGAATCAAAAGCGTAAGATGTATCTAGCCGAACGATTCCCAAATATGAAATATGATGAAATTGAGTTATTAAGTGACATTGTTACAGATCAAGACATTAAGCAATATGAGCAAGACCTCGGCAACTGAGAAACACAGTTGTGAATTTTGCAATCGTGAATTCATTCGTGAATCTACGATGATGAAACATATATGCGAAAACAAACGTAGATGGCAAGATAAAGATCAGCAAGGTAACCGCATTGGCTTTCAATGCTGGTTGCAGTTTTATGTAAAGAACACTGCTACAAAAAAGAAACGCACATACTTGGACTTTATTAAGAGTTCATATTATCTTGTATTTGTAAAGTTTGGTCACTATTGCGTAAGCATCAATGCATTGAATATTATGCGTTATGCTGACTGGCTTATGAAGAATAAGATTAAGATTGACAGTTGGTGTAGCGATACTAATTACAATAAGTTTTTGATTGAATACTTAAAGGATGAAGATCCACTAGATGCAATTGCACGTAGTATTGAAACTACTATCGAACTTGCAAAACTAGAAAATGTTCAAAGCATGGATTGTCTAAGATATTGCAATAAGAATAAGATTTGCTATGCTATTACTAATGGTAAGATCAGTCCATGGATGCTATATCAAAGTGTCAGTGGTGTAAATTTCTTAGAAGGTCTAGATGTTACACAACAAAAGATGATATTAGATTACATCAATCCTGAACAATGGGCAGTTAAGTTCAAGCGTGATGGTAGTAAAGTGTCTGAGGTCAAGGAACTATTAAATGCGGCAGGATATTGATTTCAAACATAATGTTCGTATTCCATGGAAGCATGGTGATACTGTCAGTTCTTGGAATGAAAAATGCATCTATGCATTAGAAGTGTTTGGGCTACCCGGAGACAAATATATTACACACGCTGACGAAGATTTTATGGACTTCATGTTTAAAACTGAACGTGATGCCATACATTTTAGTTTGGCTTGTCTATGAGGTTTCAATGTAGTCCGGAACATATGAAACCATTTGTGATTGTTGTTGACTATAAGTTTTATGTTGAGAATGAGCAAGAGATAAATGATTGGGCTAATCAATGTACATCGGGTTGGAAACTAACGGGCATGATACTAGAGTTCAAGAATGAGCAAGATAGATTTGCGTTCCTATTGAGGTGGTCATGATAAAATTTGTACCAGTATCAATTAATGATCATGATTTGATTTTAGGTAAAGATTTCAATAGTAAGTTTGCTAAAGAAATGAAAGAGTATTACAAACCTTTTGTCAAAAAGAAGCGTGATATTCAAGTAGCAAAAGAAACATGGGAGTATGGTGTTGCTGACAGTATTGATGGTGCTATATGGGCAGGCTCCGGTCATAGTGTAATTGATGTTAAGACAGTCAATGCAGATATTGATGTTAAAGGTCTTAGTACTAATGACATGGCTCAATATAAGTTAACTACTGAGGCTAGTTTCTTACAGAATAACAAACAACAAACAGACAATTTTGTTAAACTATTTGAAAATAAAAACTACAAAGAACTAAAAGAAATGTTTGTGGATCCGTTGCTCATAAAGCACAAAGATACGAATAACTTACATTTGTTTGCTATCATTAGAGAAAAAGATACACATAAGGTTTATTATTGTTTGTTAAAAGTAGACAAGTCTACACTTAGTGATAAAGATTTTATATCTCAAATGTCTCCTAATGGTAAACGCAGTGTTACAGTACCTATGATTGATTCAACATATGGGGAAACTTACTTGTATATTCCTAAAAGACGTTTAGAACTTAGATTAAATGTTCAAGGACTAAAGCCGTTTTTAGTATATTCACATAGTTACTAATATGTTAATGCATCATTATGAAGGCGCAGACTGGAACAATACTAAACCTGGATGGTATGAGGTCACGGTATATGTTGGTCACCCTTCTGAGTTGCATGACAAGTATGAAAAGATAATTGATTGGTTGTACGAACATATCGGTAAGTGTGAACGTCATTGTAGATGGTATGCTAGAAGCGATTTTGTTAAAGTTAAATTTAGATATGAAAGAGATTATGCATGGTTTCATCTAGTTTGGGTGTAGGCTCATTTAAACCCTACGAATATGATGTAGTAGACGTTGAACTAAATCCTTTTAGGAAACTAAAGAAGACAGTTCCTGTTAACGGTGCATGGGAAGAACGTGTGTTCTATGAGATTAGACCGGCATCAGTATCTACATTAGAATGGTTGCATCAAAATTATGGGCCATATAACTATCAAACTACTTGGTGGTCTACACACAATAGCATTGTCATGCGTGATACAATTTATACACATTGGAAGTTATGTCAGTAGAAAAAACAAAATATAAATTTACAAAACTAGATGCTAGATATGCTGGTTACAGAAATTTCTCGCATCACGTTACCGTTATGTTCCCTAAGAATGTTTATCAAACTTATACAATAATTACTGAATTCAACAAGATTCGTGATTGGTGTCACAGTACATGGGGTCCTAGTTGTGAATTATATGACTATGAATATTTAAAACGCACTCCTGCTGCCAGTCTTTCAGATTATAATCTGAACGATTACTGGGCGTATTATGTAAAAGATAATGTTAGACGAATTTATCTTACATCAAAAGCAAAAGTTTGGTTTGATTTAACATGGATGTAAAGAAGCCTATATTCTGTGGACTAGCATTTGGCTCAGCGTCTATAAATTCCGAAGGGGAATATATTCCTTGTTGTAGTATTCGTACTGATCATTGGCAAATGTATAAGCATAGTCCAAAATCATATGATCATGCTATATTAAGTGCGGAACCTAAGGTTAGGATAAATGCGTTCAATTTGCGTATATTACGTAGAGAATTAATAAAGGGTAACTGGCCAAAAGCATGTTACAATTGCAAAGAAGCAGAAGAAGCCGGTGTATCTTCAATGCGAAATATTTGGAATAAAAAATTAACTAAAAATAACAACATTCCTATGAACGAGGTTGTTGATCCAAATAAAATTTATTATCTAGACCTCACCTTTAGTACAAAATGTAATAGCAAGTGTATGACTTGTAGTCCGGAACTCAGTGACTTTTGGCAAGAAGAGTATGAGATTATTTGGAAATTAAAAGACCATCAAAAAAGGACGTACAAGCGTGTATGCATTGACGATGAATCTTCTAAAAAAATATTAAGAGATTTTCCTAACGTAAAGCATATCTCATTTGTCGGCGGTGAACCTACAATTTCAGAAGAACATATTAATTTCTTACAACTTTTAATAGACAATAATAGAAGTAGAAACATATCATTAAATTATGTAACTAATCTAACTGGGTACAATGATGAGTTGGCTTCACTATGGAAAAATTTTAAATCAGTATTCGTGTCGGTTTCTGTTGATGGATATGATAAAGTCAATGAATATATTCGCTATCCTATTAAATGGAATAAATGCGAAAATAATATCAGACGTTTCTTAGAAATGGTAAGAGAATCAGCCGATGATTATGAAGCAAACAAAAGAACATTGTTCAGTATCGGGTTAAGTTGTACTGTTAGTATGTTTAATGCAATTCAATGTATGGACCTATTTGAATTTTGGTTTGATACCTTGATAGAATATAAAACTAAGAAAAATAATCTAGTAGAAAACGTAGGGTGTTTTGTAAACAGAGTATCATGGCCAGAGCATGCTAAGATTGGATTATTATCAAAAGAATACAGACAATTGGGTATTGATAAGGGAAAGTTACTACTAGATAAAATTAGTGTTTATGAAAGTAAAAATCTTAAAATTCTAGTCAATAAAGGTATTATTGATTCTATAAAACTAGCCATGTCATGGTTGGAAGATGAAGAAATTGCCGATCAAAAAATTCATTCAGCATCAAAACAATTAGTGACTGAATCTGATAAATTTAGAAATAGAAAATTAAGAGACTATATGCCTGAACTACAAGATGAGTTAGAAAAACAGTGGGAAAAATATGCGAAAGGTACTGAACAATTATGAATACATTAAATGATGGCTTGGGTTATATCACTGTCAAAGAACTTATCCCCGAACACTTAATTGATAATATCAATTTAAAACTTGATACATTGTATCCCACACGTGCATCTAGTAGCAACAAGCAATATGCTGAATCTAATAGCATCAGTAAACTACCTGACATAAGTGTTTGGTGGAGTCAATTGGTAATGGATTGGCCTGAGGTCATTGAGATTAATAATATCATTCAGCCATTGGTCGCAGAATTCTTAGACAATACTGAATGGTACGCTAGTGATATTGTAACCATTGCTCCTGAAAGCACATGGATAAACCCTCACGTAGATACACCTCATCGTTTTGAAAAGTATAATTATGATCAAAGACTACTGGGTGTACAATGTATAATTTCATTGCAAGATACCGATCACAAAACAGGTTCAACTGGTATTGTCGCATGTAGTCAGACACATGATTGGGATATCAAAAAATGTTATGCCGGAACTTATGACAGTTATTTCAAAGTACATTGCATGCAACCCATAATGCCCAAAGGCAGTGTGTTGATGTATAACTGTAGACTTTTGCATTCTAGTATGCCCAATTATTCTCCCAAAGCACGACCTATGCTATTGCTTAATTACCTAAATGGTGATATAGTAGATGATGTGAAAAAGATAGATAACGTATGGAAAAGCAATAATGGCAAATGATATTATGATTGACATTGAAAGTTTAGATACAACACCTAATTGTGTTATCTTAACTATCGGTGCAGTAAGATTTGATCCTAAAGGCACTGGTGTAGCAGAACGATTAGAACTACGCCCTACAGTTGAAGATCAGACAGAGATTTACAATAGGAGTATCAATGAAGATACATTACGATGGTGGTCTACACAGAGTCCTGAGGCACTTGAAGAAGCACTGGGAGACCAAGGACGCACTCCATTTGCAGAGTGCATGGAGACCCTTTATAAGTTTTGTTGGAACCGTCGTGCTGTGTGGAGTAATGGTGCTCCATTTGATTTGGTAGTTATGGAAAATGCATGGCGCCAAGTAAGTGATAAACCTAATCCTATCCCCTGGCCCTTTTGGTCAATGAGAGATACACGTACTCTTTGGGAAATCGCAGGGGTCAAACTTAAAGATGGCGGACATGTAACAAGTCACAAAGCAGTAGAAGATGCAGAACGACAGGCGATTGTTGTACAGCAAGCATATATGAAATTAATGAAAGCCGGACTAGTAGAATCACGATGAGAATTGATAGTGACGTTGATATCGACTTCGGTGATCGTGACAAAATATTGTCATTGATCAAACATATACCTGCGTCAATGCGCAATGTTAATCCGATGCGTAAGCATGCTACAGGTGTTTATATTACAGACATACCATATGATCCTGTAAACGATATGGCATCACTAGATTATAAAGAAGCAGAAGAGCGTGGATATTTCAAACTAGATTTACTTAACGTACACGTTTATAATCAGGTAAAAAATGAACAGCATTTAATTGAACTAATGCGTGAACCTAATTGGTCATTGTTGAATGATAAAGAGTTTGTTGAGAAACTAATTCACTTAGGCAATCAATATGATACATTACGTAAGATGCCTGAGCCAGTAAATAGCATTACTAGACTAGCAATGTTTCTAGCAGTGATTAGACCTGCTAAGAGACATTTGATCGGTAAAACTTTTAAAGAAATAAATCAGACTGTTTGGGACAAGGATCAAACAGGGTATGCATTTAAGAAAAGTCACGCAATTGCTTATGCACAATTAGTGACAGTACATATGAATTTATTGAAGGAAAACAATGGAACTTAACTTACTTAAAGAAAACGATCCCGCACTACTTGAGATTTCCGAAGATTGGAACTTTCGTACTGACGGTGACCCCGGTGAACTTGTTAAAGAAATGGCCAAAGTCATGTTCACTCAAGGTGGAATCGGTCTTGCCGCACCACAATGTGGGGTATTAAAGCGTATCTTTATCATGGGTAATCCTGAAGAATTGATTGCATGTATCAATCCAAAAGTAGTTTCGTTGGGTGAAACACGTGAAGTAAGTCAAGAGGGTTGTCTTAGTTTCCCTAATCTATGGTTAAATGTGAAACGTCCTAGCACGGTGACAGTTACATATCAGACAGTTACGGGAGAAGAAGTTGAAGCAGAACTAGATGGATTGCATGCACGTGTGTTCCTACACGAATTTGATCATCTAATGGGTGTGACGTTTGATCAGCGTGTGGCTAATCTAAGTTTGCAGATGGCTAAAGACCGCAGAAAAAAGAAACTTAAGAAAGTTAAGGCAGTCTTTTAACTAGTGTAATACTGCGGCGCTTGCTACGCTTTTTAGTGAAGTCAGTCATACTGACTATAGGACCGTGAATAATAGTTAGGCTCTTATTATTAAAGGTTCTTAGATAGGGTTTAAAAACACCCCATTCATCCTTTAGGAATAGATTGATGGGAATCGCACGATTCGATTCCCACCACCAGGTATCACCTAATTCTAAGAACTTAGCCCTCAATTCTTGTGTTACAATAGAACCATAATCATACATAGTAGTTACTAAATCATCACGGTTTTGTATGATTCCTACGTAATCTTGATTGGCATAGGAACAAATCGATATAAAGGGGTGGTTCTCGGTTAATTTCTTAAAAAAATCTTCACTCATATTTTACGGTCACTAGTGTTATTTAATCTGGAAATTCCAAACTTAATATTTTCATATAAATAGTAGAAGGAGCGATATTTGTGTACTCAACATCAGTTTTCATTTATACCCAGAGACAAATAGTTGTCCTCCTCACAGGTAATTCACCGAGGAAATATATGCCAGTATATGCTAAACCATTAACCCTAAACAAGGGCGTTGACAATAGAATTCAGTTTCAGTTCTTAAACCAAGAACAGAAACCTGTAGATATTACAGGTAAATCTATCACCTGCCGAGTACTCAATTATAACGGTACTGAGGTATTGATTGCTAAGACATTGGATCTAGATTACGCATTGACTGGCATTGCATCATTGAATCTAAATGCCGCAGAAATAGAAGATATTCCTGCGCAAAAAGCATATTACTCATTAGAGATTCCAACAGGATCATTTGATTACCCTGTGTTCGTAGATCAAAATGCTGGCGCCCGCGGTGATATGAATATTGTTAATTCAGTATTACCTAGTTTTGTTCCTAGTGCAAATGTTACTATTCCAACTGGACAACCATTCCCGAACCTAGATCAAAACAACAGTATTGACAATGCGTTGCCCAATGCTAATACATATTACAGTAGCGTTATCAATACTGAAGATAACCCCATCCTTACCATTCAAACCTCGTATTTTGAGTTCAATGGTGATGTTGTAATTCAAGGTTCCACACAACCTGACGCAGATTGGTATGTAATTAGTACAGATGAATATGCCAACACTAGCGACACATATGGATATACCATACGCGGTTTCCATCCATTTGTAAGAATGATGTTCACTAGCAATACTGGCGCAGTCACAAACATTTTGGCAAGATAATATTACCTTTACACTTGCTTTTCCTGTCAGATTTGTTACAATATAAACATGTTTGATATCCTAACGGTTGTTCCGGGTAAGAAAAAACTTACGCAAAGTGGTTGGCACAGTTTTAATGCTGTGTGCTGCCATCATCGCGGGCATAAGGCTGATAGGCGTCAGCGAGGTGGCATTAAGTTTGACGGTGAAAACAACTGGTCGTATCATTGTTTCAATTGCAATTTCAAATGCGGATTTCAACTAGGCAAAAGCATTGGCAAAAATACTAGACAATTATTGAGTTGGGCTGGCGTTGATGAATCTCAGATTACTAAATGGAGTTTAGAGAGTCTACAACAAAAAGACCTACTTGAATTTGTAAGAGTTAAAAAGCAAAAGGCTAAGGTAAAATTTAAAGAAGTCAGTTTACCTGATGGTGAATTTCTTGATCCTGCAAATCCTAAGCATACGGTGTTTATTGATTATCTAGCAAGTAGAAAAATCAATTATACTGACTATCCTTTCATGGTTACTCCTGATGAGGTAGGCAGAAACAGCAAT